AAAGCATCAAGTCCTGCTGCTAGTCCTTGTCCTGTAGAGTCTCCCCATGCTTGATTTTCAAGCTCTTGTGTTTTTTTTTCTTCTTCCATGGTATTAGTATGTGTTTTTCTCAATTTACGTGGTGTGATCGCTGTCGATGGACGTTTAGACTCAGCCATCGTAAAAAGGTGTGAAAGCACGTTCCTTGCCCCAGACTGATAGCTGTAAGCCATCGCAGCGCTCTCTAGGGTAGTTGCGCCCCTCTGCTCGTCATGGACGCTCCTGAGCGCTTCAGTGAGTGCATATGATAGCAATGGTGAATCTATCATACTTCGTAGCTCTGCCTTCTGTTTGTCGGTTAATTCAGTTTTCATGTGTGTGTTTTAGTCGGACTAAATATTCTGCGCTCGGAGACGAGCTAGCCGCTGCTGAACCTCTGCATCTTTGGAAACAATCTTACCCATCGCTGCTTGCGACTGCATAACTTGTTTCTGCTCTCCTGCCTCTTTGATCATCTGAAGCTTAAGCATATGTCCTTGGAAGTCCTGCTGCATCTTCTGCTGATGCTTCATTTGATTTTCTTGTAGATCCATTTGAACTTTGCTTTGTCTCGCTTGTTCTTCAGTCATCTCTGCTTGCTCACCTTCAGCTTCCATAGCGCCTTCACGCTTCGCTTTATTGATCATCTTCATCCCGTTGACAACGATCTCACCGATCTGTTGCACTCTCTGATGATAAGTATTAAGCTCAGGCTGAACTGTCTCATGCACTGTCGTAATCTCAAGTGTAGCAACGCAGTGTTGATAAAGCATTTGATGCTCCATAGTCCAATCCATCATGTCTACTTGTCCTTCATCCACGCCCTGAAGCCCTGCTTCAAGTTCTTCAACGTGAACTCCAAGATGAACCATATTGTTCTGACCTTCAATCGGGTCCATGTAATCCCCTTCAAGAAGCTGGAAGTTCTCCAGTTGAGCAATAGAGTAATCATACGGCATACGTTTCTCATTCGCTTTACCTGCATAGCGCTCAGCTTTCTCAGCACCTACAAGCTCCACAAGATAATCATACTCAAAATTAGCACGTCCAACTGCATCCCATGTCGAATACATTTCTTTCATCTGATCCATAAGAAGGATACGTGATGCGCGGGAACCTGTTCCGATGATACGTGAAGCTTTTACCGCCTTGTAATCAATCTTATCAAAAACTTCAGGTGGAACTCCCCGAGCTATACAGCGATCCTTCATGTCTTTAACACTAGCCGCTGCAAGCTTATCCTTCTGACGAACTGTAAATGCACGTCTCACTTTCTCCCTCATTACTTTGTCGTAAGGCCCGTAAAATAGATTAATAGCGAAACTGTTCAGTTTGTTGATGAAGTCCAATTTGCTGCTAACTTCCAGCTTTGTCTGTCTGTCGCTCTCACCTTGTAAAATCTGATTGGATGATGCTAAACCACCTGTAGCACGATTAAGGATGTTCCGACTCTCATTGATGGCTGGTATCAGAGTGTTATTGAGATTCTGTCCAATTTGTCTCTCCGGTAATCTCATATTAGGCGGCAATGCCACCCCAGCACCAAAATCAATAAGCTGCATATCCTGCATATCCTCGACACTAGATGGCTGAACAATCAATGAAGAACCAATCCTAGCATTGTCCAACAACTTGCAGTGCATGATGTCCATCGCATTGCACAGCTGATAAATCAAATAGCCTAAGCCACGGACAGTATAAAGCTTTGATCCGTTTCCAACGCTGAACGGGAAGATCTGCAACCATTGATCTATCGACTTGAATGCAGCCCTCGACTTAAATAGGAACTCTTCCTTCGCACCATTCTTATCAGTCAAACCTGACCTTGACGAAATGTAATAACTAATCGTGTTATCAAACTCTTTCACCCATGTATGAATAACCTCCACTTGAGAGCATACAGACTCAACATAGATCTCATTCGCTTTGATTTCCCGTTGTATCGCTTCCCAATTATTCCATTCCTTCTTAACGGCTGATGTGGATAGTAAAATAGCTTTCTCAATAGCTTCCTTATTCCAACCCTCAATCCCGCTGTCAATCTTCGCATAAAGCTCAGTAACTCCATATTCCCCTAGTGATGTGCAAAGCTCAACTTTGCTTGTTATGATCCCTGTTTTACGCGGGAACTTGAAATGATCCAATCCTGCCACCGAATAACGCATTGTTTGAGCATCATCAAAATAAGCAATCGCTACCCCATGAGTCACATACGTGTCTGCCAACTGCAAATGCAATGGAAGTGAAGCATCATCGCTTCTGTCCATCGTTGTGAATTCTTCCGCTAAAATCAAACTCCATGTATCTGCCTGCTCTCTATCCACTTCCTGCATCAATGGAATGTCAGCTAATACTTTAGGACTCGTATAGATGTCCATGTAAGCCGCTACTGCTTCATTCTTAATGGCGGGACCCTCTCCCGTAGTAATGTTAAATCTGTCACTTTGCCCTTTGTTCTCTAGCTCAACATCGTCATGCGGCGGTGCGAAATCCATTTGACCCTGAACTAATGCCCTGTTCCATGCGGAATCAGTATCTGCTAAAGCTAATGTGTCATACAAAGCCCTTGCTGCTTCAGGGGTTCCTAACCTCTCTGGCGGAGCTTCGTATGTCTCATCATCCAATGTGAGCAATTCATCTAAGGTCTTTTCGCTTTCTTGGAATAAGGACATATTTTAGTCGGGCTAAATTAACGGATTGGAACGACGGTGAAAATAGCAATGAGATCATCACCTACCCCTGCACTCGCAACATTAAGCCGTAGATCGGTATGCTCTCCAATGTTAGCTCCTGTCATCTCACCTACTGCTGATAAGCTCTTAGGCGTTGACCAATCAGCGAATGTGCCTACTCCAGTTGCAAACTGAACTTTCACAACTGCTGCTACTCTAGTTCCTGTAAGTGCTAAATGCCATGTATTACCACGAGGGCAATCCAATTTGTAGTTTCCGTTTCCGGCTGTGCCGACTATTACTTGTCTCATAATTTAAAAGGTTGGAGCTTGTTTTCATTTAAGAAACATAAATTGTCAAGATTATCTTCGAAACTTCTTTCCACAAGTCGAACTTAATGCCCTTTTATCTTTAGCCTTCGTCCATCCTTTATCTATCATCTTACTTACTTTCTTTACTTCTTCGCTCTTAAAGTAGCCCATTGTGACTGCCTTCTCCACAAGCAATAAGAAAGCATCTGCCCTATCCGGTGACCTTTTCAGCCTCTTCTTTGCGTCTTCTTTACTCTCAACCCTTAGAGTCGAGCTTTCCTTATCGTGATACTCACGCTCAACCAGTTCTGCCATCAACTCTTTTGAAATGCCGCTGATCTGATTAGATCTAATGAACTCTTTCGGCTGTATTCATAACTCAGAATTCTTATTGTAGAACTTACAGTCTTGATTCCGAAAGATAACAGTCCTGTCTGAAGCTTTTCCTTTGAAATTAACCTTCTGAACCGCTGGACTCCACTCTGTGTCAACTACATGACCAAAAGGCGTTCCCGCGCCAGTGCTGTCCATGATCGCATGAATCGGCCTAACTCCCCACTCTTCAGATAGCTTCTTCCATCCTCTTACCGTCTGATGCGTCAATGTGACGCTCTTATTTCGAATGTCCTCTTCAATAGCTTGCTCATAAACAACATGAAGATGATCTCGGCTATTAACCGTCCCGACCTTCCCATAAGCACTCTGACTCCTATCTCCTCCTCGGCTAAACGCTGGATCAAGACCTCCCAAAGTCACAGGATTACTATCCCACTGCGGCTCACGATCGTCTAACGCACATCCACTCATAAATTCAGCTTCCGAATAAATACTGTTTGCTGAACCATCTGGACACCAGAAAGCCTTAACGAACCTGAAGTAACCCCTGCTTCTCTTACCACCCCTGTTCTCCGCAATACGATCACAATACCCCTGATCCGGCTGCCAAAAAAACTTACTCACCTTCCCTGCCGCTCTCTCCTCATCAGTAAATCCTTTCTCCTCCATGATCCTCGGACTCTGCTCCGCATCAAATCTGATACACTTCCCATACTTCGTCTTCCACTCATAATCAGCTTCTGTAATCGTCTTAAAC